GCAGCAAGACTCTCAGGCGGGTAGGACAAAAACCGTCCAACCAAACGCCTAGTTATTCACAAAATGAAAACCATCCTCACCATACTTATATGCGCGGTGGTGATCACCACACCCGCGCAGGATATGAATGATGAATTCCGGACAGTGAGTGCCCGGCGCATCTCATTGAAGCCAGTGTTCTCATGGTGGACGAACGCCACGGCCATCATCGCGACGAACAAGAGCCTGCCGATCAAAAAAAAGATTCCTCTGCCGGAGCGTCCATTGAAACATTGGGTGAGAGTCACAACTGATGGAGCGATCACCAACAACGGATTCGCATGGTTCGCGCGTGTGAGCGTGCAAGAGAAGCCGGATGACACCGAGAAATTTCAATGGGTTGTCTTGCGGCACGGCCCGTTCGAGGAGAAAAAGAAGCTGGACTCCGCCGTGGCCGCATTTGATGACGCCACCAGCGCGAGAGAATATCAGACACGATCCGCTAACAACCATCGCGAGCGCGCAGATTATCTGGCGACAAAGCGCGACGTGTATCAGAATTTTGCAAACCATGTTCCAGGCTATGGATTCGGCGCGGATGCGGCCCACTACCGCAAGCAGGCGCGCATCGCGCAAAACAACGCAGACGCTGCGCAGAGCCGCGCGGATTTTCAAGCAGCACGACAGGGGCAACTATTCAAAATCACCCAAGGCCGCAGCATATTAAAGGTTGATACTTTCGCGATGCCCACCGGCGAAAAATACAAGGGTCTGCTGGTATATGAATTCGGGCTGCCGTTTGGCAGATGAATTCCCATCCGTGTCCATCCGTGGTCAAAAACTTCCCTCTTGTAATTCGGCATTAACCGTGGCTTAATCCTGCCGCCTCGGAGGGCAGTTCCTTCCGAGGCTTCTTTTTTCTTCCCCCCCGAAACCCACGCCGGAAGGTTCGATTTCGTTACCCGGTAACGTGCGGTTTTCCCCTTCCGTGATTTCATGTCCGTGTTGATGCGGGATGTCCCGCCTGCATCAGCCTCCGCAACGGGGCGGCGGCCAGTTCTGCATCTGGTCGCCGACCTTGGAGGCTCAACAAAACACGAACATGAAAATCAAATTTGCCATCCTCACTCTTCTATCCTCCATCCTCTTTTTCACAGGCTGCTCAACGGTCGGCAACGCGCCTGATCTCGCCCGCGTCAAAACTTCCGCCAAGCTCGCCGCCTACATCGGCTCGTCCGAATACATGCGCGCCAATCCCGTCTCCCGCCCCGGCTTCGCTCTCGCTGTGGAAGCCCTCAAGGAAATTGAAACCGCGCCCACAGTTGATCTCACCATGCTGCTCTCCGTCGTGAATCGTCTCCCAACAAAAGATATTCGCAGTGAACGCGTCCAGATGCTGATCACCAGCACCACGATCCTGTTGTCCGATTTCGGCGGTCAACTCCCACTCGAACGCATGGCCGAGCTACGCCCCGTGGCCACCGCCATCCGCGAAGGCGTCGAGCTGGCGTTGAAATAGTTCCGATCCATCAACCATCCACTCTCAACCATCAACTTGAACTTCAACCCTCAACTTGCCCTGCGCTGCGCGGAATCGCTTCGCGCGCTGTATCGCGGCGACGTGGCGAGCACCATCGCCAACGTCACCACCGATACGCAGGTGCGGATCGAGGAGGCGCACGCGGGCGAGTTCGTGATTCTGTTTCCCGGCAGTGTGGGTGCCAAAGACTGGCTCACCAATGCGCGTGTCGCGTTGGAGACATGGGACGCCGATGAATTCGCCAAGGTGCATCGCGGTTTCGCCCGCGCATTCTGGTCGGTCAAAACGGACATCTTCCGGGCCGTTCAACACGCGGACAGGCTAATCATCGCCGGTCATTCCCTCGGTGGCGCGCTCGCCACACTCTGCGCGGATGCGCTCGTGTCCTTTGGTCACGCGGAAGAGATTCACCGCGTCATCACGTTCGGTTCGCCGCGCGTGGGCAACCCCGGATTCGCCGCCAACTACAACACCGCGCTCGACACCAAAACGCAGCGCGTGGTCAACGCGGGCGATCCCGTGCCGCACATCCCCTGGCTGCTCGGTCGCTATCGCCATGTGGACACACAGGTTTATCTGCAACGTGATGGCGAGGTGCGCATAGACGAGCCGCTGCGCGTGGCGGTGCAAGAGATCAAACACACATTCACCACGGTTCAACAGCAACACGCCGCCCTGTTCGGCGCGTCGCACGGCATTGATGCCTACATCGGGAAACTCAAAGGGTTAAAATAATGATGCTCGCTCAAATCCAATCCGTGCCATCCGAATGGCTGAAAAACTTCGCGCTCGTGATCATGGCCATCGCCGCCACCGCGTTCTACATCAAAGGCATTTTCTCCAGCAAACAAAAGCGCGAGGTGAGCTTCACCGAGCCGCCTGCCAGCAAGAAGGAGTTTGACGCGCATGTGGAGTGGAATCGGCGCGAGCACGAGAACCTGTTCAGCAAGATCGGCGGCGTGGAGCGCGGCGTCACGCTGCGCATCGAGACGCGGCTGGATCGGATGGAGAAGGAATCACACGCCGCCAGGGAGAAACTGCACGACCGCATCAATGAAGTGTTGAGTGCAGTCGCCAATCTGGAAGGAAGGCTCGAACGATGAAAGCCAAGCTCAAGAAATTTATCCTGGAAGCGTTGCTCGCGTGTGATGGCGTGCCGATGCCGGAGACGGCGTTGGTGGCGCACTTGCAGAACGCGAGCCGTCCGCACCGCGCCAGCGTGATCGAGTGCGAGGTGGCCATGAAAGAACTGGAGATCGAACACTGGATCGCCGGGCTGCATGACGATCTGACTCAGGAGAAAAGTTTCACGCTCACCGAGAAGGGCAAACACAAGGCCGTTCAACTCTGAACCGAAGTGAATGAAAGCGCGCAAATCAATCCTCGATGCTCATGCCGCGAAACTAGCGGACTGGGAAGCGGAATCCCTCACGCTGGCGCAGATGTGCGAACGCCTCGCCGAAGCGGGCTGCAAAGTCTCGCCCTCGCGTGTCTCGGATTATCTCTCGCGGTCGCGCTCGGACAAAATGCGTGCCGACCTGCTTACGCAAATCAGCACGGGCGCGCAGCAGATCAAGGATGTGGAGGAGCAATTCAGCCGCAACCCTGCGCCGGGATTGGAGACGCTCATCAAGTTGAACCGCGTGCTGATTCTCAAGTTGAGCACGATGGGCAATGCCGATCCATCCCTGATCGAACTGGCGACATCGTTGACCAAGACGGCGATGGATTACGAGAAGCTCAACGTGAAACGCGAGGAGTTGGAATTGACGCGCGAGAAGTTCGAGCACTTGAAAGCGTTGGCGGAACGCGCGGGCGAAACAGAGCGGGCGTTGGATGCGGATTTGACGGCGGAAGAACGCGCGCAACGCATCAAGGAGATTTACGGGAGAGCATGATGGCAAAGAAACCCTCCATCATCTCGCCGTTGGCTTCGCTGCTGAAATATCAGACTCAGTGGATCAATGACGATGCGCGGTTCAAGATCGGGTTGATGGCGCGGCAGACGGGTAAGTCTTGGACGAGCGCGCTGGAAGCCGTCCGCGATTGTTGCGAGCGCAAGACGACGTGGGTCTGTCTCTCCGCTGGTGAACGTCAGGCGTTGGAGTGGATGCTCAAGGCCCGCGAACACGTCGAGGCGTTCAAGGTGGCTCTCGCTGGTTACGAAGAATCTCGCGACAGTTCCGAGGCGTTGTTGAAACAGGCGGAAATCCGTTGGCCGAACGGTTCACGGTTGCTCGCCATTCCCGCGAACCCCGACACGGCACGCGGCTACTCCGCTAACCTGCTGCTCGACGAATTTGCATTCCACGAAGACCCGGATCGTATCTGGCGCGCGATTTATCCGAGCATCAGCAATCCGCTCAAGGGCATCTTCAAGATTCGCGTTGTGTCCACGCCCAACGGAATGGGCAACAAGTTCGCCGATCTCTGGCACAAGGCCGAAGGTTGGTCGAAGCATCGCGTGGACATCTACGACGCGCAGAAGGCGGGTCTGCCGGTGGACATTGAGGAATTGAAGCGCGGCCTCGATGACGCGGAAGGCTGGGCGCAGGAATACGAATGCCAATTCCTCGACGCGGCTGCGGTGCTGCTGCCCTACGAACTCATCGCCAGTTGCGAAAGCACCGAGGCCACCACGATTGTCGCGCCGGAATTTTACGAGACGAAACGTCCGCTGTTTATCGGTTGGGACTTCGCCCGCAAGCGCGATCTGTCCGTGCCGTGGGTGAGCGAACTCGTCGGGGATGTGTTGCACACTCGCGAGGTCGTTGAACTGCGCGGCATGTCCACGCCGGATCAAGTCAGCGTCATGCGTGAGCGGATCAAACATTCGCAACGTGTGGCCGTGGATTACACCGGCCCAGGCATCGGCCTTGGCGATCTTCTCGTCAAAGAGTTCGGGGAATACAATCCCACGCGCCATCTCTACGGGAAGATTGAACTCGTCACCTTCACGAACGCCGAGAAGTTGAAGCTGTTCCCAGCGTTGCGTGTGGCATTCGAGCGCGCTCGCGTGCGCGTGCCGGTGAGCCGCGTCATCCGGGAAGACCTTCACGCCATGCAGCGCGTCGTCACCGCACAAGGCAACGTCAGCTATCGCGCTCCGCACACGTCGGACGGTCACAGCGACCGATGCACCGCACTCGCGCTCTGCCTCCGGGCAGCTTCGGCCAACCAACAACGATGGGAGATGACATTGATATGACCGGAATTCCTGCTTTAGCCAGACCCAACCGCTGCCTCGGTGGAAATCACCGCAAAATTCTGTCGTCCCTCCCGACGGAGAAGGCGCGAGCGGGTCTGGCGACCCCTTTCCGCCAGACGCGCTACGATGCGTTTTCCGCGTTTCAGGGGTGTCAAGGTAGGTCAGAGCGTGTCCGACGCGCCATTCAGGCGATTAACTACCCGCTAACTAGGTCCCAATCTTTCGTTACACTGCCCTATTTGGCACAGGAGGCGGCACGATGACAAAACTCTCCGTCATGCAGCGGTTCAAGACCGCGTTCACGGTTCTAAAATCCGGGATGGCGGGCTGGCCGTTTGACCGCGCGCCGCTGGATTCAGGAAATTCCACGTCCGACCTTGCGCAACCCTTCGCTCAATCTGCCTGGGTGATGCGGGCCATCAAGAAGGTGGCTCAACCGATCTGTGCCGTTCCGCTGAAATTCAGCGCGGGCGACACGGAGATGGAAGATTCCGCGCTCACGGCCTTCTGGCAGAATCCAAGTCCCGGCCTCACGCTCGGTGATTTCGTGGAAGCCATCACCATTTGGCTCAAGCTCGATGGGGAGGCGTTTATTTTGTTGGGGGACGATTCACTCCGCCCCTTTCCCGAACTCGCCAGCTATTCCCCGGTGGTCCTTGCCCGGCCCGATGCCATGCGGGAGGTCAAGAGCGGCGGCAAGGTCGAGGGTTGGATTTTTACGACGCCTTCCGGCCAACGACACACGCTGCTGCCTGAGCAGGTGATCCACATCCGCTATTTTAATCCCTACGACGACGTTCGGGGCTTGGCGGAATATAAAGCCGCACGCATGGCCGCTGAATCTGATTATGCTGCGGGGGCATATTCGCGGAATCTGATGCAGAACAACGGCGACACCGGGCCGATCATCAGCGTCAAGAGCGGCACTCTCTCGGATCAACAGCAGCAGCAGATCATCAATCAACTGCGCATGAAGCAGCGCATGGCGCGGCAGGGAGATTTCCGGGCGGCATTCCTCACGAGCGATGTGACCGTGCAGCAGGCCACGGCGCAGGTCGTGTCGGGCGACTTCGCCAACATGCGCCTCGGCAATCGTCACGAAATCTTTCTCGCGTTCGGTGTGCCACCGAGCATGGCGGACAAGATGGAATCTTACAGCGTCGGATCCGCGAGCGATTGGTTCATGCTCATCACGGAGACGTGCATTCCGGCCTCAGTGAAGATCGCTCAAGCCATCACTCAGATCGTGCGGCGGCAGACGGGCAAGGAAATCACTGCTGCATTTGATTGGGACGAACATCCCGTGATGCAGGCGGTGCGGCGCGAACGCATCGAGGCGGCTGTGAAATTTTGGGGCATGGGTATGCCGCTGCGGACAGCGAGTGATTATCTTGATCTCGATCTGCCGGAGTTTGAGGGCGACGATGTGGGCTATATCAGCTTCGGACTCACCCCTGCTGGCAGTGACGCGACTGAAAAAACCAAGGATGATGTTGCGTTGGCCGAGCCGGACGCAGTGCAGATGGCACTCAAGACAGTGCGCGCTTTGCGATTGCGCCGGGCGGCACTTCCAAAACACAAGGCGGACTGCGCCTGCTGCGAAATTGATTGGAATGACATCACCGCCAAAGCTGGCGATCCGGCGGATGTGAAGCGTTGGAAATCTCTGGTCGCACCGCGCCGCGCCATCATCCGCGCTTACGAAGCCAAGTTCACCCGCGTCCTGATGCTCGCTCGTGCCGAGGTCTTGCAGAACATCGAACGCGCTGCGCAGAAATCCATTTCCACCAAAGCCGTCGCCGCCGATCTGTTGTTCAACCTGGGCGAGTTCACCGCCAAGTTCCAAGCGGCCATGCGCGCCACCGGATTGAACGCGCTCCAGGCTGCGGGCGATCAACTGTTCAAAGAAGTCGCCAAGGATGATCCGTGGAAGATGCCCGCCGCCGAGACGCTGCAATTTCTCAAGGAACGCGAGAACGCACTCTCTAACGTGCCGAGCGATGTGTTCGAGCGCATCAAGACTTCCATCACGGATGATCTGGTGGATGGCGAATCCCTCAACACCATCGCCAACAATATCCGCGCGGAGTTCAACGAGATTTCAAAAGGTCGCGCTCTCACCATCGCCAGCACGGAGACTTCTGCTGCGTTCGGTGCGGGCCGCGCCGAGGCCATGCGCGCGGCGGGCGTGCAATTCAAACGCTGGCTCGTGAGCGGCAACTCCAACGTGCGCGCCGCGCATCTCGCCATGAATGGAGCAGTCGTTGGCATTGAAGAATCTTTCACCGTCATCAATCCGAAATCGGGCGAGGTGGACAAGGTGGATCATCCCGGCGAAAGCGGCGGCGCACCGTGGAACGTCATCAACTGCCATTGCATCGCCGTGGCCGTGGCCGCACCTGAAACCGAATCATGAAAATACAACGTCAACAAATCCTACTCTCCAACGGCCTCGCCGGTTTCCGCGCCACTCTCGCCGCAGAGTTCCGCGTCATCGGCGCGAAGGAAGGTCTCGTGGAATACATCGCGAGCGACGAGACGATTGACAGCTATCGCGAGATCATCCGTGTGGACGGTTGGAAGTTTGACAACTTCCAGAAAAACGCGCCGTTCGTGGATACGCACAACTACGGCAGCATCGAGAAACTGCTGGGCGAGGTCGTGGATTGGCGCATTGATAAACGCAACCGCCGTCTCATCGAGACCGTGAAGTGGGCAAAGGATGTCGAATCAAACAAGCTCGCAAAATTCGGATGGGACATGATCGTGGCTGGCTTTGGGCCGAAGGCTGTGAGCGTCGGATTCTACCCGGAAGATTACGTTTCGCGCTGGGACGCGACAGACGCGCAGCATCGCCCGACGTGGCTGCAACAGTTGGAACAACTCGGCTTGGACGAAAAAGAAACCGCCGTCCGCTGCATTTATATCCGCCAACAACAGATCGAACTCAGCGCGTGCATCCTCGGCGCGAACCCCAACGCGCTCCAGATGACCGCCAAAGCGTTCAAGGCCGGAGCCATCTCCGATGAACAGCTTGAAATGATTTCCCGCGAACTCGCAGACCGTGAACCCGCATCCGCAGCCGATGTCCCTGGCGACGCCGCTGATGCTTCCCGCCAGGCTCGATCTAAACAGTTCTCGGAAAAACTCCGGCGCATTGCCGGAAAGTTCTGAAACCAAAACAAAAAAAACACCATGAATCGTAGAAACAAAACCATCGCCGCGCGCACGCGCCGCATCCACGCAGTCGCGTTCGCGCTGCTCGCAGTCATCGCCGTCATCTTCCTTCCCGCCATCCTTGGCGCGTTCATCGCCGCTCCCGGCGTTGCGCTCGCTTCCGTTGGACTGTTCGGGTTTGGTCGCATCCTCCTTAAGTCGGACACGGAAGGCGGCGGCGGCAGTGACACCGCATTGCTCGATAAGATCGAGAAGGGCATCGAAACCATCGGCGAAGAGACGAAGGCCGTCCGCACCAAAACGGATCAACTCGTGTCCGATTATAGTCGCCTCGACGCCACTACGAAAAAAGCGTTCGACGATCTGACGCAATTGAAGAAGGTCGCCAACGACACAGACGCTGGCATGAAGGCCTTCATGCAGAAGATGCAGTCCATCGAAGGCTTGATGCGTCGCGAACAATTCGCCGCATTCGGTAATCCGATTGAACGCATCAGCCGCGATCCTGTGAAACGCGAGTTGTTCAACGCGCTCGTGCGCAAGTCGGTTCTCGGCAAGACCGGAAATCTCCGCAACCTTTCGGAAGCGCACCAGAAGGCACTCGACACCGCCAACACTCCCGGCAGCACGATGATGGTCAACGAGCTGTTGAGCGACATCTATGACACGCTCGCGAGCTATGGTGTTTGGAACACGTTCGCCCAGCGTCGCGTCGGCACGAAGACGGTTCAAGTGCCGGTCAAGACCGCACGTCCAACGGCAGCCTACGTCACCACGGAAGGCGGCGCGATCACGCAGGACACGGCCAAGGCTGGATCAACGTCCAACATGACCATCGCCACCATCGCGGTGCTGCTTAACGTGTCCGAAGAGTTGCTCGCGGATGCAGAGTTCGACGTGACAGCGGATGTCATGGACGACTTCGCTCAGGCTGTGGCCTACAAGATGGACTGGGCATGTCTCCAGGCGGACGGTGGCGCAGATTCCACCGACGGCGGATTCACCGGAATCTTCGGCGGCGGCGGCACTGCGGCAGTCAGTGCCACCGGCAATGTCTCCGTTGAAACGACGGACTACGAAGACGTGGTGAACTGTATCCTCGCGGTGGACGCGGCGGTTCTCACCCGTCCGAGCCGTTGGTGGATTCACCCGCAGATCATCGCCCGCATGTTGAAGATCAAGGACAGCAATGGTCGTCCGATCTTCCTCACGGCGAATGAAGCACCGACCTACGGCGGCATCGGCAGCATCCTCGGCTACCCGGTCACTCCGTCCCACGCCGCACCGAGCGCGAACACCACGAGCAGCAAGATCGCTGTGTTCGGTGATCCGAACGGTCTCGTCCACGCCGTCCGCAAGGACTTCGAGTTCGCGTCTTCCAATCAAGCTGCGTTCAGCGATTACGAAGTCGTGTTCCGTGGCATCGCCCGGCACGGCGTCAAAGTGCGCCGCGCCACAGCGTTCGGCGTCCTCACCAACGCCGCCAGCTAATCATCATGGTGGGGCGCGCGTCCACACGAGCCGCCCCACCATTCAACCAACTGAAATCCTGAATCGAAATTGATATGCGAAAAATCCTATTGATGGCCGACTCCGCTGAAGGTGCTGGCGAGGAAAAGAAATCCAAAACGGTCTTTGTGAAAGCCAACGAGCACATCCACGAAGAATCCTATCACGCCAAAGGCGACATCTTTGAGATCGAGGCCGCACGCGCTAAAGCGTTGGGCTCACTCGTCACCAAGGTCAACGCCAAGGTGATTGATGGCAAACTCACCGAGGTTTAACCCGGCTTGAATCCATGATTAAACAACCCACCAACCGCGCTGTGCTTCCAGGTGATTCCGTCACCCGCAAGCCTGCGGTTGGTGGGGCTTTGAGAAAACAAGCCACCCTGCGCGATGTGCTCGGGCGCGACCCAAAATCCAAAGCACCCAGACTCAAGACCCAAGACTTCGGACACAAGACTCAAGACTGATTATGAATCTCGGCCTCGGCAATCTCACGACGTTGAAGCAGCAGTTGCTCGCGGAAGCTCTGCGCTCCGGCACGAAATACGACGCCGCCCTCACCACCATCGGCAAGGGCGTGGGCGCGATGTTCGAGAAGCAAACCAACCGAAAATTTTCCCGCGTCGCAGGCGACACCGTTCTCTGCTCGGCGGATCGCGATCACTTTTATCTGCCGCGCACCCCCGTTGAAACCATCACCAGCGTGGAGATTCAGACGGACGCCACCACAGGCTTCACCGCATTGACCGGCGCTGTGCTTAATTCCGATCTCAAGACCGGACTCGTTTATTTTGGCAGCGCGCAAGGTCACTGGTCTGCCAGCCTGCGCATCACGTTCACCGGCGGTTATTGGTTCGACGATTCGGAAGACGCCAGCGGCACGATGCCCGGCGCGGCCACCGCTCTGCCGGATGATCTTCAACTTGCTTGGATTCTCCAATGCCGTGCCGTCTGGCAGAGCATTGACAAGACCGGCGTGGACATCATCAAGACGGGCGCGAACAACCAGAACGTCACAGGCACTCTGGCAAGTCTCGATCTCATCCCCCAGGTGAAAGAGATGATCGCCAGCTATCGCCGTTTCCAAATGACATGATTGACATCGCCATCAGCAAAGACGCGCAAGCCCTGATCGGTCGCATCACCGATACGCGCGGGCTGCTGCGGGCGGTGGCTCGCGAGATGGATTTGCAGAACCAATTCACCATCGAGCACATCAGCGCGGAGCGGATGCGCGGCAACAATGGAAAACCTTTTCCAGTCTCGGATCATAAGCTCGGCATTCGCACGTCGCACCTGGTGAAATCCATCCGAGCCAGCAAATCCATCATCAATGGCGATGGCATCACCAGCACCATCGGCAGCAACGTCAAATACGCGGGCATCCACGAATTCGGATTCAACGGCAGCGTCATGGTCGCTGGACATGTGCGCAAGCGTTTCGCTGTTCGGGAATTTTTGGGCGCGCAAAAGACCGCGCCTGTCTTCAAACCGTCTGCCACGACACGCCGCAGGGGTGAGAGTAACGAGGCTTTTTTTGCGCGGGCAAAATCGCGGGAAGATTTCGCGCGGCGACGGTTTGATGAAAAACTAAACGCCTTCAATTTCGAGAACCGTGACTCACGGGTCATCCGTCGCAAAGTGCGCGTCGGAGATCAGAACGTGAAGACGCATCAACGCAAGGTCAACATGCCTGCCCGCGCTCCGTTCCGGTTCGGATTGCAAGATCGCAGTCAGGCCATCGGCGACGCGTTGAATAAATCCATCATCGCCTTTTGGAACAAGACCGGAGGTGCGGCGTGAGCTTTTCCAACTTCATCAAGTTCCAGAATTTCGTCGCGCATTACCTCACCAGTTACAGCGCGCTCGACAAAATCAACATCGTCACGCGCGAGATGTTGATGGCGGATGAATCGCGGTTGCCGGATGACACGCTCGCCATCGAGGTGCTTGCCTACATCACACCGCGCAACGGTCGCCAGGGAGCAGGCATCATCGTGGAGAAACCCGGCTTCGATGTTTCTTCGCCGAACCTGCCCGGCCCGGAAGGGGACATCACTCTCGAAATCTTGGTGCTCGAAGATCGGTTGACCAATCAAGGCCCGACGGAAGGCACACAACTCGCCGCCGATCAGATCGCGCAGACCATCATGGACGCGTTGCACTGGCAACAGTTCGAGGGCTTCGGCCAGATGTTCTGCGACCGCGCCGCGATGACCGAGGCCAAGGAGTTCCAACCCCTGAGCGCGTATCGGCTGCGGTTTCGTTTGCGGATGCCGCGTGGTCAGACCACGAAGGTGGAGCAACCCACCATCAGCGAGGCCGCGCTGGAGATCACACTCGCGTGCGCCACGAGTGGAGCGCAGATTTATTTCACCACGGACGGCACGTTCCCCGGATCGAGCAACGCCGCCGCTCAATTGTATTCCGCACCGTTCACCGTCACCGCAGGCACAGTCATCAACGCCGCTGCGTTCAAAGATGGACTCACCCCGTCACACATGATCCAAGCCACCGTCACCGCATAACCTCAACACTATACTATTATGGGATTAACCCGCTCACTCATCGTCAAAGGCCCGGCCAAGCTGGTCTATAACTCCGTCACCTACTACACGCCGGACGATGTGTCCGTGCAGATTGATGACGGTGCCGTGGACATCAATTCCTCCATGTTCGGCCCGAAGGCCGACCGCCTCGTCGTTAATCCCAAGGTGACCGTGCAGTTCACGCCGCACGCGTTGATCAGCACCGGCCCGGCGGCGGTCTCGCGCGTCAACGCCATGACCGGGCTTATCCCCGCCATCTTCACCAACGGCTTTTACGGCACGCAATACCTCGGCGGCAGCGGCACAGAACTCGCCCTGCAAATCTGGTCGAGCAATGGTGAACTCGTCACGGTCAACAACGCCATCATCACACAGCCGCCGTCTCTGATGTTCAGTGCGGACAAACCGATCTTCGGCCAATGCACCATCACGGGCATCTGCAAGACCACTTCGAGCGACATCAATCTCGGCGCAGCCAACTCGCTGCTCGATGTGGCCGCGAGCCAGGCTGATCCCGGACTCGCCTTCCTTGGCGTGCCGAATTATCTACAACGCCGCTATCGTGGCGCGCTCGGTTCGCAAACCGGATTCACGGAGATTTGGCCGGAAGGCGGGTGGCAAGTGCAGTTCACACCGCAATGGCGCGAGCGGCAGATTCAAGGTCTGACCGTGGACTTTGAACTCGTGGGCATGGAGATCATCGCCTCCTGCGTGCCGACCGGCCCAACGATGAGCCAGATCATCAACCTCGTGGGCATCGGTGGCGACAACGGCGCGAGCTGGGCGCAAGGCGCGCTGATGAGCGGCCAACAATCCACGCACAATCTCACCATCGTTGATCCGAGCGACAGCAGCGTGCCGGTCACGCTGAACAAGCCGATCATCCGCAGCCCCGGATTCAAGTTCGGTCACGAATCGCTTCGCAACGGCGAGATCCAGTTCGTCAGCACGCTACGCCTGAGCAGCGGCAGCGCAGTGGCACTCGCCGCATTCGCCTGATCCATGAAACTCTCTTACGCCACACCAGCCGCGACACCGAGCTACACCGTTCTCGGTGATGAATCGGATCGCTCGGCGTTGTTCGAGAACTTCTCGCCATCGTTCCAACCGCTCAACCAGGTCGAGCCGTTGGCGGGTGGCAGCAACACGTTCAAGACGCCTCGCGGCAATGTGGCTGTGAGCGTCAACGTCACCGTCTCCATCCCCTACGCATCGCGTGCTGCTGCGCTCGCCAGCATCGCCACGCTTCGCACCGCGTTCAGTGTGAAGAAACATCTCAAGGTGGAACAGGACGCCACCATCCACTACTACCCGAACGCACTTTTAACCGGCTATCAACCCGTGCTTAAAGGCATCACCGTCTCGCATTCCTTCGGGTTCACTTCCGACGATGTGACCACCAGCGCACCCACCACATGAAGAAATTACTCTTAACCGTTTTTACATTTTGCATTTTTAATTTTACATTCGCCGTCCAGACGAACCTGCTCACGTTCGACACGCGAGACCACGGCCAGATCGCGCAGCCGAACATCCGCGTCACACTCTCGCTGCTCTCGCCGAATCCGCGCACCTACGAAGGCCAATTCATCCGGCAACAACCTATCGCCAAACTCACGGACGCGAGCGGCATCGGCTACTTCACAAACATCCTTTGGGGCACATACCGGGCGGACATCGCGGGCAGTCCTGGCACGAGTTACATATTATATGTGGGCACGAACACGCTCGGCACGGTCAACGCCGCGAGCCTCGTCACCAATTCCGCCGCCGTGCCACCCAACGACGCCACACTCTACTACTCCAAAGCCCAAGTGGACGCGCTGATTGCGGGCATTGAATCCGGCAGCGGCACGACCTACACGAACAATTCCACAGGCTTGCCGGGTGTTATTGTGGGCAGCGGGATTGGGACGAACATTCATGCGTTTGGCGCGCTAACCAACAACGAGACGCGCAACGTGAACTTTGAGGGCAATGTTTATCTTGGCGGCGTGGCGACTCCAGCCATTGAGCTAAACGCCTCTTCCGGCGAGGGCGTGTTTGACGGAGAAGTCACTGCAATCGCGTTCAGTGGCGAAGGGGCAAGCCTGACAGCACTGAACGGCTCATCCATTTCATCCGGCACAGTGGCCGACTCGCGCATTGCTAGCACCATCACGCGGAATTCTGAGCTTCAATCCTCCACCAACCTGATCGTGTCCGGTCTGGCGGCGGGGAGTTATTCTGTTAAAATTCCAACAACCCACGGAATCACGGTTCGCGCTGAGTATGTCAACGACGGGCAATTCGTCGGCCCGAACATTTACGCAGGCCATCCGCAAAATTATATCGCTCCAGACGAGCCGGGATGCTTTATCGCAGGCGGTATCACCAACACCACGTCTGGTGCGGCTTACACCAACACCATTCTTGATCGCATCTCCACAATCGCGGGTGGCGTTGGCAACTGGATTGGTCAAAACTCTGAGGGTTCATTCATTGGGGCTGGCGAGCAAAACAAGATAATGGATGACTGCACGCATAGCGTGATTGTCGGCGGTGAGATCAACACGATTGAGGGTTTGGCGGAGTGGTCTGGAATTTTAAGCGGTCACCATGTCGCAGTTGGCCTTGGTGCTGGTTACTCAGTCATGCTTGGTGGTGATAGCAACACAAACAACGGTGCGTATTCGACGATGGGAGGTGGCGAGTTCAACAGAAACGACGGGCTTCATGCGGTTGTGATGGGCGGCCAATCAAACGTTGCTTCTGGGGCTTACAGTCAGGTTGTGGGCGGCTATCTCAACGCGCAAAACGGTCACGCATCCAGCATCGTTGGAAATCGAATCACGAACACATTGAACCACGCGACAGTGATCGGCTTTCACACAAACGTGCTCACAGTCCAGTCCAACGGCACGGTGTCAACGACAGGGACTTACGTTGGGGATGGCAGCGGAATAACAAACCTCCTGACTTCCTACACCATTCAAGCGGGTGGCACAGTCGCGACACTTCCTGACTCAACCGCCATTCTAAATTTTGGAACGACTGACCCGTCAATGACAATCACGGCTGCTGGGACTTACATGCTCCAAGCTGGGGCTACGCTTCAATACAACGCATGGGAGCCAGACATCAACCCTTCCACAGTCACAATAAAAGTTCGTCGGACATCGGGCAGTCCAGATGATGTCTCGGGTGCGAATGTAAATTTTGACCTCGCAACAACAGGTGCGGCATACACGGGGCCGCTCATGGTTGTGACGACGCCAATGGTAATCTACACCAGCGCAGGCAGCGAAACGATTCAACTGTGGGGTGACCGAGGGGGTGACCCAGTAGGCGGCAGCATCGAAGCGCGGTCTGCGTGGATAACAGCCATCCGAATCCGATGACCTCGCGCGAACGCCAACTCCGAATCGAGAATCATCCTGACCGATGGGGTGGTGATCATTCGCGCGCTCAAAGCTGATTTTCCAAACAGGGGCGACAACACATGGCCGACAACCAATTCGACATCCTGATCCGGTTCGGCCTCTCCAA